GTGGCGTAGCCGGCCCCGTGCAGGAGCTTGGCGACGAGTGTGTGCCGCGCCTCGTCCCAGGCACCGACAACCGCTTTGACATAGACCGTCGTGAGCGCCGATCCGAAGTCGATGGCATCGGAGATGTGGCGGAAGTCATCGTCGGCGCGGAACACCTCGACTTCGGAGGCGCCCATGTCGATGATCGGCATCGCCCACTGGTTGCCGGCGACGACGATGCGGAAGTCGTAGTAAGGCGTGACGCCGGCGCCGAAGAGCGTGTCCTCGCCCGCCGGCTGCTCGATCGTTCGCCACGCACCGCCGACCTGGAGCTGGAAGGTGCGGCTGGAGTTGGTCGGGACCACCTCCGCATTGCGGATGCGAATGTTGTGGATGCCACCGTCGAGATTGAGACCCTGCAGGAGCACCGGCATCGACGTGATGTCGAAGCGGCAGAACTCGGTGACGTGGCAGAGGTCCTTCGTCAGGTCGCCCGAGAAGAAGGCGCCGTCGGTCGAGTCGAACAGCGTCCCCTGCAGGAACTTCTGGCCCTCGGCACTGGCCGCGTAGACCTCGCCGGTGGTCGCGAACAGATACGCGTACATCTTGCCGGCCTGCAGGAATACGGGCTTGCTCCACGGGAAGCGTGTGAACTCTGGCCACACCGTGAACTGGGTGGCGGCGAGCGTGCAGGTCGTGAGCGCACGCCCGCGGCGCGGCACGCCGTCCTCGCCACATTCGACCAGGGCGACGGTGACTTCGGCGCCGGCCGACCAGCGCTCGATGCCGAGCTTCATGCCGGGCGACCAGCGGTCCTGCGACTGCACCCAGCTCTGCGCCTTGATGACACCGGAGATCGTATGGGTGACCGGCGCATAGACGGCGTAGGGCTGCTGGACCGTCGTTGACCAGAACTTGCGCAGCCGTATGAGCGTGTGATCCCAGTTGTCGTTCCAGGCATTGTTCTGCCAGTCCGCGACCTCATAGGTCTCCTCACCGATCCGGAAAATGCCACTGGCCGGATCGTACTGTCCGGACTGCCACCACGATGCGTTGGTGCAGGTCTGGAAGTAATCGCCATAAGCCGTCTCCTGACGGCTCATCATCATCTGGGTGAGATCCATAGTTTGATAGGTGGTGCCTCCCAGCGCCAGGGTGCCGGCGCGATCGGCGAGGCGGATGCCTTCGACCGCGGTGTACTTGGCACAGACCAGCCCTTGCGCAGCGTGCATCAGGTTGGGGTCGTTGGGATTGTAGAGAGCGAACGGCGTCTTGTTGAAGTTGGCGGCCGGGAAGCGCACGCCTTCGAGGATGCGCGCCTTGTAATCGACGTTCTCGGAATCGCTCTCTCCCTCGTCGAGGAAGTTGTCGGCGCCGTACGGTGATCCCGTATCCGGGACGTCCATCTTGTCCTTCAGGAAAGCGATGTCGCCCTGCACGGCCTGAAAGGCGACCCGGCTGACGCCGGCCTTGAGCTGGCGAGCGAGTGCGGCGAGGTCGTTGCGCAGGCCGGCCATCTCCTGGTCGATCAGAGCCAGGCGCGTGTTCTGCGCCGTCAGCGCCACAGCGAGCGCGTCCATCTCGGGCGCTTCGTTCTCAGTCCGCCGCGTGATCGTCTCGATGCCGCCGGTGCCGATCAGTATGTCGGCGATCGCGACCGTGCCGAGCGGGATCGACGGCTTGACCGGGATGACGCTCGGGGCGCCGGGATAGAGGGTCAGGATCGCCTTGCGGACCTTGGCGCGGGCCTTGGTGTCGGGAACCTGCTGGATCGCCGTGCCGCCGCCGGTCTGCGGGATCTCGCGCTCGTAGTTGCGCGCCTCCACATAGCCGTCGTCTTCGCGGCCCTGGCCAATCAGCGTCACATAGACCTTCTGGCCGGCGGTGTAGGGCACGAACTCGGCAACAGACATGGAGCCGGTCTGTTCGAGCGCGTACATCGCCCCGGCGTCGTAGATGCGTCCGGCCGCCACCTCGATCGCGGTGAGGCCGTCGGCGACGACGGCGAAGCCTTTGACCATGCGGCCCGAGACGAGGAGATCGTCAGTAAGTGTCTCTATACCGGTCTGCGGCCAGGTGCCCAGACGGTCGAGATCCTCATTGGTGACTTCCTGGTCGACGTCGAATATTGCGCGGTTGAACACGGGATAGCCTCCTCGGTCTAGCGGACACGCACGGCGACGCCGGCGCGGGTGTCGTTCGGCAGCCTCGCGAGGTCGCCGTAGGTGAGCGCTCGGGTGGACCCGAGATCGATGAAGAGCGTGTCTCGTGCCGCTTGCGTCATGGCGAGCGCGTTCATCAGCTCGGCGATGCGCTTCTCCGGACCGGCACGCAGGAAGCGGCCGGTGACCGGAAAGGATCGCTTCGCCGGACCGGCCGCGTGCACGAGCAGCGCCGCCGTAAATGGCGGCCGGCGCAGCCGCGTCTTGCCGAGGATGTTGCGCATGCGGCCGAGCGCCGCCGAAGATCCGTCGGCAAGCCGGATGGAGAGATAGGCCTGCTCGTCGGCACGATTGGGACGCACGCCGCGGCGCCGTCTGGCACCGGAGGCGAACAGGCCCATGCCTCCCGGTTGCGGGTCCCACTGGAAGCGCGGCTCGGCGTCGATCGCCGCCAAGCCGGGCGACATGGCATTGGGTATGAAGACATCGCCTCCGCGAGTGAATGAGAGCGCGATCACACGCTCGCCGGCGAGCTTGCCGTCGGGGACGAAACGGCGGCGCATCGTCGCGCCGGCCTGAAACGAGTTGCGGCGGGGTCCCGGGATGATCAGCCGCTCCGGGTCGGCGAGGATGCGCCCGCTGGCGTCGATGCGCACGCCGGCGAAGACCAGGCGCTGGACCGTTCCGTTGCGGTGCAGCTCGGCGCGGCGGCGCCCGAGAGCGACACGGGCCGCAGATCCCGCATACATCCGGCCGAGGAAGCGCCCCTTGCGGCGCGCCACCACGGTGTAGTCCGCCGTGTAGATGCGGATCTCCGGCAGCCCCGCGAGCCAGGCATTGTGACTCGCCTCGGTGGGCGCCGCGCCGGCGAAGAAGGCATCGCGGGGAAGCCGGGCGCGCACCAGCTCGGCGTCCACATAGCCGAGCGCCATGCGATAGCCGAGGACCGTGGTCTTGCGCCGGTGAAACACGCGCGCCTCGGCCACCACCTGGCGCTTCCTGTCCAGCGTCCACGCCTCGTTCCAGATGTCGACCGACCACGCCCAGGCGAGCAGCGGCAGTTGGGCGGCCGGAATGGTCCACGGGTCCCACAGGGTGCGCACCAGGCCGGCGAGCGCAAACTGCGCCGGCAGGCGGCCCACATTGACGGCACTCAAGGCGCGCTCGAACACGCCGGCATTGCCGGGCAACAGGGAGACGACGTCGGGCTCGGGGATGGTGGTGATCGCGGTCATTCGTCGACCTCGGTCGTGATCTCGATCGACGTCACGAAGGGCGCGCCATCCTCGCCGCCGACCAGATCGGCGATGGGTTCGAGGACGCGGGCGTAGCGGGCCGGCCCGACCTTGGCGACGGCGCCGATCGCCTGCACGTGCAAGGTCTCGCCGATGGCGTGACGTTCGGCCGCCAGCGCGGCGACCGCAGCGCCGGCCGGTGCCGTGATGACAGCGGGGTCGGGGCCGCGCGGAATGGCAATCGCGACGCGCACGGGCGAGGACACGATGCGCGCCTTCTTGACCGTGACGATGTCCGTCGACTGCGAAGCCTCCTCGCCGTCGAAGGCGGCCTGGATGTCGCCGATCAGCGTGTCGGCCGGCGTGCCGTTGCCGTCGCGGGCGAGCACGATCAGGTCGATATGGCCACCCGGCCGGCGCAGGGCGCGCACGCCCTTGACGCGGTCGCCGAACGTCATCTTGACGCGCCAGACGTAGCCGCCCGGCGTGATACCGAAGAGCGGCAGGGCCTCGTCGGAGATCTGCGCCAGTGCCCGGTATTCATCGTCGGCGATCGGCGTGCCGTCCGCCTTCAGAAGCCGCGGCGTCGCCTTGTAGGTCTGCGCTAGGTGGTCGAGGTCGGCGCTGACAGCGGTCGCGAGGCGCAGGGCGTCAGCGTGGTCGTTGAGCGCCTGCAGAACGTGGACTTCCCCATAGGCGAATTCGTCCGACAGGATGATCGCCGGGTCGGTCTCGATCAGCGGCCGCCCGGCCTCGGTGACGAGGTCGAATGCGGGCAATGACGGATCGGCGAACCGCGCCGCATCCCACAGCGCCTTGAAGGCAAGGAGCCGCGCGGCGAGCGTCGCGTCGTAGTCGACCGGCGTCAATGTCGGGGCGCCGACGCGGGAGAGGTCGAGGGTCTCGGCCGTGTACCGTGTCATGCGGCGCGCGCTCCGTTCGTCTCGCCCGCGACCAGAGGGAACGACCCATCGGCGGCCTCGACGAACTCGTAATTGCCGAGCCGGCCTTCCGGGTAATAGTCCCCGAAGGTAGCGAGCCCGAGGCCGCCGATACGGTCGAGTTGGACGAGCTGGCAGCGCCTCACGCGATACTCGGGCTCCCATTGATGAATGGCGGTGACGGCGTCACGATAGACCGCGATCACGGTCGCGGGCACGACATTGCGACCGATATGGCTGATGAGGTCGGCCCCGAATTCGCGCAGCATCACGCGCTCGCCGAGCTGGGTCGAGATGATGACGCCGACCGACTGGGCGCAGTGCGCCCAGCCGACCAGCAGGCGGCCGGTCCGCTTGTCGATACCGACGCGGTAGCGGATCGACATGGCGCGCCTATTCCTTGGCGGTCTTGCGGGCGGGCTTCGCGGCCGCCTCGGCCGGGCCGGCCTCCACCGGCGCGGCATCTGCCGTCGCCGGTTGAGCCGGCGCGGATTTGGGCTCGGGGTGTCCCTTGGCCGCCTCACGCAGCGCCTGCAGCTTCGGGCTGTCGGTCGTGAAGGCGGCGGCGAGCTGGGCACCCTTCTTCACGATGGTGCCTTCGCGTAATTCGTGCTCGGCCTCGGCGACCGTGAGCGTCAACTCGTCGCCTTCTTTGACGCGCTGGCCGGCTACCCGGGCGCCGTTGCCGCGCTCCGTTACCGTGTAGGTTTCCTTCGACATCC